TCATGCTTGCTCCATGGTTTATGTATCACAGCTTACTGAGGTTTGGGACCGGGCGTTGCTCCGTCGGTTGGTGTGGGAGGTGGGGCCGGTTTGGCCGGTGTGGCTTGGCCGGGCGGCTGGGCGGCGTTGTTTCCACCCTGCGCTGCCGCCTGTGCTGCCTGTTGGGCCTGTTGCTCCGGTGTGGGTGGCGGGGGCACACCAAGTGGTGTCTGCGGTGGGGGCGGCGCTGGGCCAAGCATCGGCAACATGTTGTGCTGACCACGGGCTTTAACCGCCTGTTCGGCTGATGCGTGCCACCAAGCAAGGTTGCCTTGAAGCGGCATAATAGACTGGGGCATCGCTACCATCTGGTCGGCTTCCGAGATGCGCTGCTGCTGACTCGTGAACCGCATGTCCGCCTTGATTTGAATCTTGTAATTCTGCTGGTACATCTTGCGGGTCGGGCGAATCTCCTCGCCGGGCTGGCCCACCAGATCCGCAGCGATATACACCAACTCGTCGTCCGCAAGGTGCATGGCGTTGAGTTTGCTGTTGTTTTTACCGACCTGCTCCACCCCAAGCGACAACTTCTTGCCCGATACGCTCAACTGTTTCAAGGCCTGCTGTACCCGCTCCGAGTAACCCCTAAAGGTCTCACCAGACTTGCCGGACTCTCCACTGAGGGCGGCAGTGGCGCCGAATGCCGATTGCATCCAGTCCATCAGCATCTTGACCCCCTCGATAAGCTGGGGGTTCGCCGCGCCCGGCCTGATGTCCGTAATTGCGTTCTTTACCTCAGAAGGCGAAACACCGGTCATCCTGTTGATAAGTCCCGGGCCAATCTCGAAGTCCCCCGCCTCGAAATCTACGAGGTCAGATGCAATGTAAGTTCCCGTGTTCGCCAAAGTGGCTTGGTCCGAGAACTGGTTGAACATGTTGTTTACCGCCCGGTTGCCGTCGGCGTACATCTGGCCGGGAGACAAGCCGCGCGTTCCCAGTGTGTTTTCCATGCAGATGACGTGTGAGTACATGTTAATTGGAACTTTCCGGGGAAGTTCCGGGTCGGACATCGTCTCCTCGCCAGTCTCCTCGTCCACTCTAATCTCAAGCCATCCCGGCGGAATGGGCTCTTGGGGCGGTTGGGGCGGACCTGGATCGTCAGCCTGCATCGCCAACTCAAGGGCCTGCTTCTCTTGACCCTGCGGACCCATATCGGGCGCCTCCATCAGCACCCCCATCTGGTCGCGCTCGGTCAGATACTGCTCGTACCGCGCAACGGCATCCGGATATTCCATTGAGGCTTGCTGGAACTCCTGCCGGCCGGCCAAGTACTGTTCTTTTTCCGCTGCCTCTCGGTCGAACCTTATCTGGTCCTGCCAGTCCACCGTTTCCCGTATGAACAGCCGCAGCACCGTCTTGGTCCCCTCATCCACAACCGCCCGAATGGGGCGCATGGTCTCCTCACCCGGAAACTGGAAATCACCGTCATATTGCAACAACTTCCACTCGGCGTTTCGGTCGGATTTACTATCCGGGGTGTCCTCACCCTCGGTCTCCGCAATACTCCTGCGTAACTTGGATTCAGGCTCGGACTCGTAGTCCGGGGTAAGGCCATCGAGGACATCGTCTACGTCCTCCCATTGGCCCTTCATCGCCAGCATCTTGGCCCGGCGGTATCGTAAAACCTTCACGATATACGGCACATCCGAAAAATCCGGCATCGTGGATACATGCACGTAAGGCACGTACACATCGTCCACCGATAGGGTCTCGTGACGGTTCTGCCTGAGAACCTCGTCGTAATAACTCTCGACCGTGAAATCGCCCTGATTGAAGAACAGATGGACCGCCCGCTGCATCTGCCGGTTAAAGTCCGGTATCTGCTCTGCCAACTGCCAATTGGTATGCTTGGTTACAATTGCCGCCTCGATAGAGGCTGCCTCGCCCGGGCCAACCGGCACCGCGGTAAATAGTGAGTCGCCGGTAAGGAAAATCTCTGAGTATGCCCGCGCCTCCAGCCGGGAGACGTTCTCCAGATACAGCGGGATATGGGCGTTTGAACAGTCTTGGAAGGGATGGGGCTTTGATGGCAGGAAGCCGGAATACAGTTTGTAGTTGTCGGCTACCTTCTCCCGGTACTCCTCCGACCCGGTGTACGCCTCGTCAAAGTCCTCGATTACCTGGTCGGCCACGTCGCTAAGTACGTCCCGTCCCTCCTTGGTCGCCTTGAGTTCGGCCACGATATTCGGGGACTCGTCGTCATACCCAAATACAGCCTCCTCGTCGTCGCCATCCACCTCGGCGTCCACATCAATTTCATCCGCCGCCTCTACCAGTTCTTCCAGCGCGTCATCTGCCATGGTTAATCCTTGACACGGTGAGAGAGACAGGCTGTCTGTCTTAGTGCGTTATACTGAGCCATAACCCAATTTACCCCAATTTGTTCGGCGCTTTGGCTTTTTGGGACCGTCGTCTTCATCATCCATGGCACGTTTTTTGCGCTGCTCAACGCGCTTCCGCAGGCTTTCGCCATCTGTAGTTCGGTACGCGCACCCATAACTTAGTGCGTCATACCAATGATCAACGTCGCACTTTTTGGGTGCGGATCGCTTATCGTCATCTGGGTTATCAACATCTGCGGGTATTGTCGGGAGCGTCTTTACACATTGTTCGGTCAGACCGCGAAAGAATACAAGCCCCGGGCGATGTAATCCACTCTGATGTGAGTCAAGCCGGGCTAATACCCGCTCTGCGTTCATCCGGCGAGAGGCTTTATCCGCCTTGGTCCACACCACGCCCATGCGGGCCATTTTCTCGGCATGAGAGTCAGCACTTGACCCCTCCCCCCACAAATTGGTATCGGCGGGGCCGGTAATCTGCGACCTTTTGCCGTGTTTCCACGGTAAATTGAGTTCTTCGGTCTCAATGCGCTTGATAGCCAGTGCCACCTCGTCCCCGTCCTTGAAGCGGAAGGTGTACTCCTTCTCGACGATGAGGTTGCCGTCTGGGTCCACCGCGAACCACAAAGCGCAGCCGTAGGACTTGTATCCCCAGTCAAGGGCTCTGAAGCGGGGCCAGTCGCCGGGGATTTTGAACCTATCTATTATATGGAGGTCGGGGCGCCAGTGTTCCGCGAAGTAGGAGTCCTTGGTGACCCACCAATCGCCGTACAACTGTGCCCGTTTGATGTGCTCGGGGCGGCCCATAAGGTTGCGCTTGTAGTCGGCGACGAAATCCTTATCCGGGTTGTCGTCCAACTTGCCTGGGATGAAGATTCGGCGTTTATAGGTACCGTCGTCCAGTTTCTGGCGCAGGACCTTACGGCCATCGGGGGCTGGATCGACAAACAGGTCGCGCACCCAGCCGGGCGCCGGATTGGACGCCGACCGGATAGACCGCATCTTCCTGAGGACCGGATGGGTGGCGCGGCAACGGCCCGAAATCTGTTCATACTGTTCCCGCAGGAACTGACTCACCTCATCGTAGAAGATATGGACGAACGAGGCGGTATAGTACTGCTCCCAATCGCGCGGGTCCTTACAGTGACCGAACTGGAAGCGCAGGCCCGAGGAAAAGGTAAAAGTGGCGCCCTTTTCCCGGAACGTGGCCTTGGGGTCGAGAAACCGGAAAATAGGAGCCGCACGGCGGATCGAGGTATCCAGCCCGGTGGTTTTCCGCCTTAGATGCAGGCACTGGTCGTCGACCAACTCCCCCCACCGAATAATCCCCCGTTTACAGAGTTCGTGGGCGACTACAATGATGGGGAAGGTGTCAGCTAGGCCCCAAAGCGACTTGCCAACGCCTGCTGCGCCGGCCACCAGCGCCTCATCTATATTGTAGCGGGTGCGGAGTTGATGGCATTCCTTACCCCATGCCGACGGGGTGTAGTGCCCGGGTATTTCGACGAAATCTATCTTGTAGAGGTCCTCGGTCTTTATGTGCGATAGGTCGATCACGAAACTTCAATGAAGTTTGCCGTGATTGTGGCGTTGAAATCCAGCCGAACGAACGTCCATGTCGCTACAGTGGCATCCGGGATAGAAGGCGCATTGGCCTCGAAATCCGATGAGAAGCTGACCGTGATGGGTCCGCCGGTATTATTGTAGACCACTAAGTAGTACTTGCGACCTGGGCGCAGGTTCTTCTGAACCACCGCCGCATCCACCGAGACCGTAATAGAAACCGTTGGGTCTAGAAACAGCGTCCCGGTCTGGGCCATATTCCAGGCATAGGCGCCAGTAGGCGCTACATACGCCGTGGCGGACTCGTTCGCGATGGCGCGAACGGCAGACACAATCGGTATGAGTTCCCGGTTGAACCACTCGACTACCTTATCCGCCACCGGAGCGGTTACAGATAGGGCGCGCTCAATCGGTGTGGTCATGCATCCTCCAACACCTTCATAATGGCGTCGTGGATCTCCATTCGCTTATCAAAGCCCGCGCCACTCTTTTTGAGAGCTAAGGGGCCATTATGCATGTAATCGCGGCGGACCTCCTCCTGAAGACCCATAAACCCTCTGTTACCAACCTCATAATCCCCCATGAACTTACTCAACATCGCCACTGCGGCGAAGGAGACCTGGGACTTTGAGGCCAGTGGCAACTTGGGCGAATCAGCCCTTAAATTCCACATACCCTCCGAATACTTCCGGGTTTGCGCCGGTCCGGGCCGATTCAACCTCACGAGTGTTCTTCCGGGGGTGGGGCCTGACAGAAGCTTCTCGGTATCCTCGGAATCCACCAGCCAGCCGAAGTCCCCCGTCCTACGATGGGTAACCCAACATTTTTCCGGGGGCTTTTCCTTCGGAACATCCTCCAGTAAATCACCCCACCTGTTCTGCACAATACCTAGATACCTGTCGTCACTCATGCTTGCTCCTATTCGTCATCACTTACACTCACATCTAGCACATCATACTCGGCATCCTGAATCTGGGGCGTATTCTGCTCATCCATCATGAACACATTGATATTGGTGACATGGCCGGACCCGCGCAGCAGTTCAGCCGCCTCCACCTTCTCCAGATTCTTCGCCATCTCCCTTGTATGGGAGATATAAGCCGGCTCATTGGCCTTGGTCTTCCGCACATCCCGGATAATCCGCTTGGCCCGCTTCACCGCCGCGACCGACCCATACCGTTCGATTTCCTCAGGGGTATGACTCTCCATATCGGGTTCATCATCGTAGTCGGCGGCGTCAGGCACCGTATCGAGGACCCGGATGCACTTGTTGTACAGGCTGGTGCGCATATTGCGCAATTCCTGCATCTGGCGTTCAGCCTTGGGGACTATTTTTCCCATGGGGTTAGCCTACCACGGTGTAAGGTTGCCCCATGGCGTTCAAATACCTCGTGGGATTCCGCATCACCCTCAAATCTGGTGGGTCCCTTGTCTCACCCATAAAAATCTGTGAGGACGAAGAATCCGCCAAGTCATGCGTCGCTGAGAATACCGCCGCCATGCAGAAGGCATCGAAGGAAAACATGGACTTCGTGGACTTCCTTGGGTTCTCAGAGATTGGTATCGCAGTTCAGAAGGTCAGGTCCGATGAAGAGACGCGCATCGTCAAGCCCAACCTCATCTTGACGCCTTGAGGCGGTCCACAAACGCCTCCCACAACTCCCTCGCCGCCTTGTCTTCCATCAGCTTGCTCCAGCT